AGCCCGTAGGGCGGGACCGCTAAATAGTGTGGCGTCTTACGGCGTTAGACCCTCGCATCATCCTTTCGGAAGAAATTTTCCAACTTCTATCAGGCATTCGCCGACGTCGAAATCCTCGTAAGGCGGCAGCTGCTCCTCGGGCTCAATCATTAGCGGGAACGTAAATTCCCTGACGGCCTTCGGAGTAACATACCATCTTCTTGTCTCTGCCCAAGTAGGCCTAGAAAGCTTCGAACCCTCACCGAATCCCGAAAGATAAGGTAAGAAATTCGGAGCACTAGGACGAATCTCAGACAGTTTCAAAAAGAAATCCAAACGTGATCTCTTCGCTAACGATTTAAATTCACATGAAAATTTCCATGCGGCCATCTCCCGGGCGCTCTTCTTCCTGTCTTCTCTCGTTAATGAACTTGGCTTGACAAAAACGCAACGATCCTTCGGCACTACCACATTGTGGTCGGGACCAAGAAAAGGCACGTCGTAAGTCAATGGACTCATTAAGAGCGAAAACTTTCTAGTAATTCTCCACGCCAAATCGCCTCGGAAACCAAGCTCCAAAGTAGTCAAGCGCTGGTTCTTTAATGTCCCTAAGTGCCATTTAAAGAACTCAACTCCTGCTCTGTAACGTTGATTCCCGTGAATTCCGACGAGAAAACTTTCGAAAATTTCCGACAACGAAGTAACGTCCTCACACTCTCTAAGCATACCGAATCTAAGGGTCTGGCGAACGACGTAACGACCGTGCTTGCGCACTATCAACGTCGAATTCAAAGTCCCGTACGACTCGGACACACTCGTTTTTGTCTCTTCGACTTCAAGCCCTAGATGTTTGACTGTATCCATCCACTCCCTTGAGAACTCGGGTGAGGACTGGAACAGAATATCATCGCCATTGATCAGACAGGGCTTATCCTCGCCGCCCGCCCATGCAAACGCAATATAATTTTGCAAGCATAAAAGCGGAAAGCTCAGATAAGACCCCATCATCTGGCCTCTGGTAGGCGTGAAATCAATCCCATGTTCAAGCGAAAACAAATTAGGCCTCAATATACCGATCGCAGCCTTCTTGACAGACTCCGGCACAGAGACCGCAGTTGAAAGAAGGCTTTGAAGTATAACCTCGGCAACCTCTAGGGAAAGGTTGTCGGTGGCCGACTTGTAATCGCCTGACGTGAGAAATTCTCCTTCTATTCTTCTAAAACCCGCATTGCGCAATCCTTCAGTCGTGACATCACCGCGATTCAACCATCTCTCTCTTGATATTTTGTCGTAGACCGCCTTGTGAAGAGGCCGTAGACAAAGTGTATCAGGAGAGAATTTGGTTAAAGCACGTGGTTTGCCAGCAGACTGAACGACGATCATCTTGGCAGACCGATCAAGACTAAAATCAGGCCCCATAAGGCAAGCCTCAATGAAGTCTGAATAATCAAAATCGGAAGCAAGACATCCGCCTTCGGATCGCGAATGCTCAGTAGTAGAAGATAGAGGAGGAGAGGTGGTGAGTACGTGATCTTCGTAAAGGCCGCGGTCCCAGCCACGTCGAAAAATTCTAAGAACCAATCGACGGGCGAACTGCAAG